GCAGCTCTCGCACAGGAGTTTTGCCCTTCTTTTTGAACAAATGTTTATTTGTGCAGAAGGGGCATGGTCTATCTAAGTTTTGAAATATTTTATAGCATTTTTTGCCTGAAATTTTTCCGCCAAAGATTTCCTCAGATTTCTTGTTTGCGAAAAGGATGGTGTGAGTTTCAGGGTTGATTATATAAATTATTTCGTCTATTCCGTCAGCGATGGCACGCAATTTTTCCAGTTCTTCTACTGGTTGTTTTCCTACTCTGCTATGGCATTTACGCTTCATCGTGTCACATACCCCCTTCCACTTTGTAAGTTCTTTTTTACATGGTCTACGTACTCTAAAAAGTCCCAGTTTACCGAATTTTCGAACTCCAAGCCCAACTTTTCATGAAGGTGTTTCAAAATGAGTTTTTCAAGGTATAAGGCGCCTGGTCCGAAGATTTTTTCCAAAGCCTTTGCAAATTCCGTTATGTTTTCTGGAATGTGTTCCATCTCTATTTTGAATGTGTCCTGTAAATGGAAGAGTATGGCTTGTTTAGGCGAATCTCCTAGAGAGGATAGGCTTTCCTGGACTGCTGCTAGTAGAATTTCTTTAAAGTTGTTTTGAGGCAAATAAGAGCCCTCGAGGGTTTGATGTAAATTGTAGAATCAAAATTTATGGTGCGTTGATAAATCATTTGTGAACTCTAAATATTGATTGCTAAACATCACACTTTAAATGGTAGTCTTAACTTTGTCCTTTTCCTTTAAGTAACTTTGTTTAGCTGCTGCCACATATTCAATAAACTCAAGCTCTTTGTTTTCATTCCATTCTAGAGGTTGCTCAATCTTCTTGAACAAACTTTTCATAATCAAAATCTCTATGAAATGGGCTCCTAAACCAAAAATCTTTTCCAATCCATCTTCGAAATCCTCAAGCTTATAAGGAATGTCACTTTTTGCCACTTTGAATCTGTTTTCAAGATGAAAGTAAATTGATTGTTTGGCAGATTCTCCTAAGGAGGACAAAGCGTCATCTATGGCCTCAAGCAACAGCTCCTCGAAGGCTTTTTTAGCCAACTTTTGATTCCTCTGCACATGCTCATACGGGATTGTTTGTAAGTTTCTTATAAATAAATTCCTTATGAATTTTTAAATTTAATCCTTGATTGCGCTAATTTCGAGCTAAAATCCGAATCAGAGCCTCTTTAACAGTATATTGTCCAGAAAAATCAAAATTGAAAGCTCTTACTCTATTTTTTAGATGTTTGTTCCTCGTATTTTTTCATTTATCAAGTTAACTTCTTTTGCATAATCCATCAGTGCCATTCTCAATGTTTCACTTTCGCTTGTTCCCAGCCTCCTTGCTAACTCGTCAAGAATCTCCTTCTGTTCTTTACTTAGAACCACTTTCACTATGCGCTTTCTCGGCATTTCACACTCACTTTTTAACAGTTTAGACTATTAGGATGGGCTGTCTTTTGCCCAATGCGTGGGCTATTGCAGTGTACAATTCGCCTTTTCATTTTCTTCGTATATTAGTCTGGTGTTACTTGTGCGAGGTTGAGTAAACTTGCCTTGGGAAACAACAGATAAATACATCCGCAGTGGGCACCGCAGCCCAGAAGAGTTCAAGCTTGAAAGCCTTCGAACCATTGTTTTGAATGAGGATGAAGGCATTAAAGCCGTGATTGGAAAGCCTAAGGGCAAAGACACGATGGAGGTTCAAAGCTACCTGTTTGAATTGTCTAAGGGCTGGACGGTTGACAAGGCTAAGGCTTGGTTCGAGAAGCATCATAAAGACGAAGTTGTGCGGGAGCATTTCTGGGCTGTGATGCCCTTTAAGGTTTTGGAGAAGATTGTTGAAAAACCTTTACGTATTCGCGGCATAGCCATAGCAGCGGGCATGAGTCGAAATTTTAACATTTATTCGCCTGAAGAATTGCAGTCTTTCGCTAACAAACTTGTTTCTGCACCAGTTTATGTTGAGCATGTTGCTGTGCCGAATGCTGTTGGAAAGATAGTCAAAACCGAATGGGATGGACAAAACCTATGGTATGATGCCGAGATTTATGATGACGAAGTAGCTGAGAAAATTCGCAAAGGCTTGATTAGACACGTGAGCGTCGGGGCAGACTATGAAACTATTGACGTTTTTGATGGCAAGATTCCTCATGGACTAAATAATGCTGAATTAAGCCTAGTGGCAGTGCCTGGCATACCTGAAACCAACATTCAAATAATGGAAAAGTTGCAGACTCGGGAGCAAGCCTCTGAGCCTATTATTGCTGGCGAATATGTTCTTGGCTTTTATCAAGATGCCTCAGCTTTTCTATCGGAGCACTTTGCCTTAATGTGGCTTGATAGAGAGAACGGCATATTGGCTATTGCTGGAAAATTGCGAAGCGAGCCTGAAACTCAGCGGGTTCAGAGCATCTTTTTTGCGAAAAATAAGATGTGGGATGAAACCAAGATTCAAGATTGGCTTCTGTTGCATCCGCATTACATGGTGAATGCAAATGCTCAATCGCTTTTGCAAACACGACTGAAAGAGCATGAAAGCTTGGTGAAAAACCCAAGAACCATGATTCATGTTGAAGAAGTGACGAAGATGATTCAGAATGTTTTGCCAAGCCCAATGGTTGAACGTAGCTGGGGTTTTGGTTCACAAAGGCTCTGTCAAGAGCTTCGCGGCATCATATTTAAGCTCCGGCAAAGGGTGAAGCAAGATGAATAGTCAAAACAAGCATCCATGCGAGCTTGCTAAAGAAGGCACACTTTCAAATGATTTGTTAACCAAATGGCTTATCGACATAGAAGAAAGACTTCGCAAAATCGAGTCCTCATGGTCACCATATGTGACATGGGAAGTAAGCAAGGCTGAGCTTGCTGAAACCAAAAACGAAAATGAGGAGTGATTTTTATGACTGATAACACTGGCAAAACCTGGATGAGCATAGGCGAAACAGATGACTCAAACGCTTCAATTGCAACCTTTACAGCAGGCGCAGCAGTAACTAAAGGCGACCCAGTTTACCTAAGTGCTGATGACACAGTTAGCCCAGCAACAGCAGCACAGGACTGCATTGGCGTAGCTGTCAAGAGCGTTGCATCAGGCGATCTATGCCCCGTTCTAATTCGAGGAAGAGTTAAAGTGAAAGTTGGCGGTGCCATAACTCGGGGCAAAAGTGTTTATGGCGCAGATGCATCTAAAAGGGTTCTTCAGCTCACTGATCAAGCAGTAAATGAAGCTGGAACGGCTTCGTACACGATTTACTACACTCGCAAACTTGGAATAGCTCTTGAATCTGCTTCAGCTGCAGACGATCTAATCTTCATTATAGTTGGAAAGTGATTCACTATGAAGCCTAAACTTTTTGAAAGCTTAATGCAATCAGACCCAGAGTTCAAACAGCTCATAGAAGACTTGAAAATTAAAGCGAATGTTCACCCGTTCTTAAAGCGCTATTGTGAAATGGGTCTTAAAGAGCGCTTATTCAGCGACATGACTGGCGCTTTGGGGCGTATGCATGATACGCTTGTAGAAGCTGCAAATCCTGAGATGATAGGCAGAGATATAATTACAGTTAGATCGACAACGGAATCTATGGAACGATTTCCGCTTGACGAGAAGGCTGTTGCTTACCGTTATGCTGAAGGCGCTTCTACAAGATTAAGCGGAAAGAAAGCTAGCACCGTTGACATCTATACAAACATTATTGCTGAAGCTTCTGAAGAGTGGACTCGCGAGTTTCTGGAAGATGCCACATGGAATGTCATGGATAATATGACTGAGAAAGTTGGCAGAGCCTTAGGTGAAAGTGAAACAAGCAAAATACTGGATTTATACGGAGCCATAGCAAATGCGGACTTGGCTGGCGGAGCGCCAATTGACAATGGAGGAGCAGCTATAAACTGGTCTGGGCTGCTCAAGCTTCACAATGCTGTTAGAGGCGAAAACTGGCGACCCACAGTTCTCGCAGTGAATGAGGTTCAGTTGCATCAGCTTTTGAGCGACGACAAATTCATTCACGCACAATACTTGCCATCGGAGCAAGTTGACTTGGAGCGAGGTGTGATTGGCAGCGTCTTAGGCATGAAGGTTATGGCTAGCACTCTGGTGCCTAACGGAACAGTCTATGCCATAGACACTCGTGTGGCTGCGGTTATGCTTCTGCGAAGAGACGTGACTGTTGAGGAATGGGAAGACCCGAAAACTGGCGAGTTCGGCGTTAGGGCAACGACAAGATTCGGCTTAGGTGTGCTACGAAGCAAAGCAGTTGCCAAGATGACTAACATAAGCACATCATTGTAAGCCTAAAAAAGCAATTCAGGATATGATAGAAATGGCGAAGTATGAATGCAAATGTCCCCTATGCGGAAAGGGTCATTGGTCAGACCGTAGAGGCGACATCGTCGTCTGTGATTGCTGGCGATATTGTCCGTTATGTGGTGCTGAGATGGCATCTTACACGCCTGATTTAGCGCCTGAAAGCTATGGCATGGATGGCAAACATGATCTCGCCATTATCATGGTTTGCACGAATCATTCTCCCCCATTTTTTAGCGTTCAAAAACCCGTGGAAGTTGATTGCATATGAGAAAGTTGGATGAAAGATTGCGTCTTGCGAAAACTGTGTTGCATGAGCTTAGCAGACAGCATTTGTGCAGGACAGATTTGGAAAAGAGGACTGTTAAGAAGATTGGTACGCACGCCACTTTTGAGAGCATTTTCCGCTATTTGGTGCAGAATGGCTACATTGAGAAGAGCGAGCAAAAACATCGTGCTCCTTACGTGATTACTGAGAAGGGTCTTAAACTTTTGGAGGGCTTACAATGAATAATGTTTTGAAACGTTTAATCGAAGCCTTCACGCTTAAAAGCCGAAGCGGCTACGCATCACCTCAACCAGCCATGATTTATGAAACCCCAAACATTCCGTTGGCTGAAGTAATGAGGCTTTATGAAAGCGATGCTACATGCAAGGCGAGCGTTGATTTGCTGGCTGCTTCCGCGGTTGGCATGGGATTCTATACAACGGTTAATGAAGGATATGCTAATGCTAATGAGGCAAAAAGAATTGTTGACCAGTTTAACGAAAATGTGAATTTGGATGCTTTGCTCTGCGACATGGCTCGTGCATTAATCGCTTGTGGAAACGATTTTTGGCTCAAAATCATGCCTGAAAGACTTGCTGGGCTTCATAGACTTCCGATAGACGCCATCGAACGTATTGAGCAGAGCCTAATTCAAGATGGCAGTTTAAAGATTCCCTATCAAGTTGAAGGCTACAAGCTTAGGCAAGCGTATGGCAGCGAAAGTCTTAAGCCAGAAGCAGTGATTCATTGGCGAATAAACTGCATGGGATTGTCTGGTTTTGGCACTGGAGTTCTTCAAGTGCTTTTGCATTCGCTCACTTTTCAGTCTGATAGGCGTCCTGCGTATGCTTGGATGAAGGCCAAGATAGAGCGTATAATGCCGAAAATCTTCGAAAAATATGCGGGACCAGACGTTTTGGCTTTGCTTGAAAAGGCGGATGAGGCAACTATTCAAAAGTTTGAGAGAGCCATTAAGAATCGTTCTGAAGAGGGTGCATGGCTTTTTTACAGTGGAAAAGGCGACATAAAGCCCATAGCCTTAGACCCCAAAGCTCGCTTCGAATATTACATTGACCACATCATAAACCAGTTTTACCTTGGCTGCGAAACGCCATTGCCTCGCTTGTTTAGTACACCTGGCTTCACTGAAGCCTCTGCAAACGCAGCCTTAGAATTGCAGTCTATGCTGATTAGACCCATTCAGCGATACATTAAGCGGCAAGTTGAACATGAAATCTTCAACACTGCCCTAGCTCAAGCTGGGCTTAATTCAGTAGATGCACAGGTTCGCTTGAATTGGGGTTCTGAAAAGGCGCCTCAAATTGCTATTGCTGACATGTTGAAGGCTGCAGAACTGGGTTTAATTCGTCAAGAGGAATTTCGCAAGAACGCTGTCAAGTTTGGTTGGGAGTTATGGGAGAAAGCGCAGCCCGAAACCTCTATGGAAGGTGCAAAGAAATGATGCCTTTTTCTCCTTTCTCCTCTCTCCGAAAGCTAATTGCATGCCCTTTCCTTGGAGGCGGGAAAATGCGTCCAAAAGGAGGTGAAAAATAAGAGATGAATGTGTTAAATGTTGGTTTAGGAATTTGTGCAGCACTTGTCTATGCTTTCCTAGGCTATGCTGGACAGGATAAGACTTTCAGTTGGAAGAAGTTTCTGCGAACCATAGCCATAGGCGCTTTTTCTGCTCTAGGCTTGGATATGGCGGGTATGACTTTTGATGTTTATACTGCGCTTGTTGGTCCTACAGCTATCACGGTTTGGCTGCAGAAACTTGTTGATACAGCAAAGCCATAACCACACTCTTTCTTCTTTATAGCATTTGGGTTAGAAACGTATTCCGCAAGTTATAATAATAATGGTTGTAGATGAAATAATGTGGTTATGCATTATGAAAAGAAAGTTTACGTTTATTCTAACTTTGCTAATGCTGTCTTCTATGCTTTATATGCGGTTGAATATTGTTGAAGTGAAAGCTCAAGTAGGCATTGACCCGTCGAAAATTTATGGAATAGTAATGCTGTGGAACAATTCAATGGCTGTGAATGATGTGGCAGTGTCGAAAGATGGCAACTATATTGCTGCTGTGAATAACTCGGGCTTGTACTATTTTGCGTATGACAATTCAACTCCAAAATGGTGGTATTCAGGGACAACTTTTCTTTCTGTTGCAATATCGGCTGACGGTGAATACGTAGTTGCAGGCGACAATGGTGGATACTTAAGCTACTTTAACAATTCAAGAGCAACAGCTGGTGAGCGCTCAACCCCTACATGGATGAGCAATGGACTTGGAGGGCAAGTTGAAAGAGGCACATTAGACATGTCAGATAATGGAGACTACGTCGTTGTGGGTGGAACAGGTGTGGGTTTGTATTACTTTGCTGAATGTATAGCGAGATCAAACTCTGGTGAAGACCCAACTTGGAGCACAGTTCTGCCGGCGTGGGATGTTTTAGCGGTAGATA